TGTACTAATTAATGGTGCTACATCTTCTACCTACAATGCTACTCAAGCTGGGTTTTATAAAGTTACTGTAACTAATAGTGCTGGTAGTGACACTTCTACTTCTGTAAATGTTATAACTATAACAGCACCAACAATTACTACACAACCAGTAGGTGGTAATACACCATTAAATTTATCAGTAGTAGCTACTGGTACTGCTCCATTAACTTATCAATGGTATAAAGATGATGTACTAATTAATGGTGCTACATCTTCTACCTACAATGCTACTCAAGCTGGGTTTTATAAAGTTACTGTAACTAATAGTGCTGGTAGTGACACTTCTACTTCTGTAAATGTTATATTAGGAACGTTTAGTCAATTAGGATCAAATTTAAATGGTATAAATGGATCTGATGCTTTTGGCGGTTCTGTATCTATAAATTCTAGTGGTGATATTATAGCTATTGGTGGTTTTGAAAATGATAATAATGGTTCTAACAGTGGGCATGTTAGAGTATATAAATTAAATTATGATACTTGGTCTATTTTAGGATCTGATATTAATGGAGATGGGATATCTCATTATTTTGGGTGTGCTGTATCTTTAAATTCTAGTGGTGATACTGTAATTATTGGTGGTTTAGGTAAAAATACAAATACTGGTTATGTTAAAGTATTAAGATATGATTCCAATAATAATAGATGGGATGTACTTGGTAGTGTTATAGATGGGACTGCTACCAATACTTATTTTGGAACAAGTGTTTCTATAAATTCTGGTGGTGATATTATAGCTGTTGGAGCAAATGGTGCATCATCAGGGAGAGGTGTGGTTAAAGTGTATTCGTGGAATGGTTCTTCTTGGAATCAATTAGGTTCTGATATTGTTGGTATAACTAATGGTGAAGCTTCTGGAAGTTCTGTTTCTTTGAACGCTGAAGGAAATAAATTAGCGATAGGATGTCCGAATCAAGCAACAAACAAAGGTGGTGTTAGAATATATCAGTATATAAATTCTTCTTGGACTCAATTAGGTTCTACTATAACTGGAACTAACAATAATGATCTTTTTGGGATTTCTGTTTCATTAAATGATGCTGGTGACAGAGTTGCTATTGGAGGTTGGGGTTATGATACTGGAAATATTAGTGGTGGACTTATGGGAACTGTAGGAAATGATGCTGGAAGAGCTAGTATATATTCATATAATAATAATTCTTGGACTATCATAGGTTCTCATATTAATGGTGAATCTGGAGATCGTTTTGGTGTTTCGATTAGTTTGAATGGTTTGGGAGATGTGGTAGCTATAGGTGCGAATCGCAATTCTACAAATAAAGGTTGTGTTAGAATATATTCATTATCATCAGATTCTACTTGGCAAAAAAAATATACAATAGTTGGACAATCTGATGGAGACCAATCTGGATTAGCATTATCTTTAAATTCTTCGGGAGATGTTGTTGGTATAGGTGCTAGATACAATGATGGTGGAGGTACTGATAGTGGACATGTAAGAGTATATTACATCCCTTAAAATAAATAAAGAATATGGCGGGAAAATCAATATCTGAATTAGTTGTAGCGAATATATTCGATGGGAATGAATATATTCCACTTATTAAGAATGGAACTGCATATAGGGCAGATTTAAACTCTATAACATCATTCATTCAAAGTAATCTAGAAGCATTAACATATACTCAATATTTTGACGAAGGTGTTGCTGTTGCTAGTGTAAGTGCTGTAGATATTGTTGGAGAAGGTGTTTCTGCTGCATATAATTCTTTATCTAATCGTTTAACAATTACTGTTCCTAGACCAAAACAAGAATTATATAAAGATGGTACAGCAAAAAATGATGTAATTGGAATTAATTTTGTTGGAGATAATATTACTAAAACATACAATCCTTCAAATGAGATTGCTACAGTAGAATTTTCAAATGAACTTCCAGAATCTGAAAATGGTCAAGTATTATATTATGATAATGGTTGGAAATCTATTTCTCCGAATATTTTCATAAAACAAAGAGCTAAAATAAGAGAATCTGCAATAGAAGATATTAGTTATTTTAGTATTGGTAGTGGATTAAGTGCTTCTTTAAGTGAAGAAGGTGAATTACACATATTTAGAGTAAATGAATCTTCTGATACAATAGTTTTAAGTGGGGATTTTCAAGGAGAAGGAATTAATGAGATTAATGGTACTGTTATAGCATTAAGAGGTTATCCATTAGACGAAGCTGAACCCACAGATGGACAAGTTATGATGTGGAATGCTGCATTAACTGCATGGACACCTACTTCATCTACTGTAACATTAACTGGTGATATAAAAGTAACTGGTTCTGGACCTGTTTTAAGTTCAACAGTAACCAAAATACAAGGAGTATCAGTTGTTTCCACACCTCCAACGAATAATCAAACTTTTAAATATAATAGTTCCACAAATAGATTTGAATTTGTACCATTCCCAACATCTGTTAGTGTAAATGATGTTGTTGATCAAATTAAAACTTACAAATCTGATGTTAATATCGTACAAAACGTTCCAGCAATTATTGAAGTTGGATTATTGACAAATAATTTCTATTATTATCAATTAGCAGCAACTGGTGATTATATTATTAATGTATCAGCTACATCATCTCAAGCATTATCATCTACTTTACCAATAGGAAAGTCTATGGATTTGAGTTTAGTATTGAATATGGTTGCTGGTAGAAATTTAACAGATTTTAATATTGATGGAGTTAAAATGGATATTAAATGGAAGGATGCAACAGTAGCATCTACAGATAATTTGACAGCATATCCCAACTCCTATAATTTATATGAATTTAAAATAATTAGATCTGGTGCAGGAGCAACTGCAAATGATTATTTGGTTTTGGGTAGTATAAGCAAATACGTCTAATCTAAATAAAATATATGATTGATCGTAGAATAGGGAAGATTAAAGTTAGGAGAGGAACTAATGATTGTAGAAAGACTATAATCTTTGATGAAGGTGAACTTCTTTATACTACAGATACAAAAAGAATGTATGTTGGTGATGGTAAAACTTTAGGTGGTATTTTAGTATCAAATAAAAACATCGTCACAGTGATGGATAGTACTATTGCAACAGATTCGATGGAATCTGGTGATTTAGTATATAATCAACGTAAAGATATTACATATATTGTTGATACTAATAGAACTTTAGTACCAATATTAATTGGTTGTAGAGGATTGTTAGGCGTTTTTGAGAATTATCTTCCTTTAGCTGGAGGAACTATGTATGGAAGCATCAACATGGCAGATAATAAAGTTTATGATGTTCCATGGCCAGCACAAAATAAAGATGCTGTTCCTAAAATTTACGTAGATAAGAGATATAAAGAACTCTATGATATTATGCTTGGATTGAAAAAGCAGTTAGATGATATTGGAGATGATATATTTCTTGTTCTTGAAAATGATAAAAATAAGAGAACTTATAATGTATTACTTCAAAATAACAAGAACATATATTCTGAAGGAGAGACTGCTGTATTTTTGCTTGATACTGTTAATGTTCCTAATGAAACAGTATTATACTGGGAAATTTTAGGAACGATTACAGCACCAGATATTTTAGGAAATATATATACTGGAGAAGTTACAATTAATAATAATAAGGGAACTATTAATGTATCATTTTTAGTTGATAGTATACCAGCAGAAGTTGAGACGGCTAGATTATTATTAAAAGATGCTAGTGGTGTATTTTTGGCAGCTAGTCCTATAATAACACTAAGAGATGAAGTTGTGAATGAAGTTGGTAGATTGTTAACTACTGATGGAACACCTATTGATACTTCAGAAGGTAATAATATTTTATCGGAGGGGATTTCAATTAGTTAATTTTTATTAAATATATTTTATGTCCGACATTAAGATTAATGATATTCCTTTATTGACTGGCGCATTAAAAGGGGATGCAACAACAGTTGTTGTTCAGAATTTAGATACCAGAAGAATTACTATACAATCTCTTTCTGCTATTATAGCTAATGCTGTTCCTTCGGATACTCCAGTTGGACAAGTATCATTTTTTGCTACTACGGTTCCACCTAATGGTTGGATAGAATGTAAAGGTACTAGATTGAATATTGTTGGTGAATTTAATGAACTTTATAAAGTTATTGGTCATACATTTACAGATATATTAAATCCTTCTGTAGATAAAACAAAATATTTTTATGCTCCAGATTTAAGAGGATATTTTATTAGAGCATTAGATAATGGAGCTAATGTTGATGAAGATGTTAGTAGAAAGTTGGGAAGTATTCAAGAAGATAGCATTGAAAAACATACACATAATATTCAAACTACTGTAAATTCAGGAGGTGTTGCAGCTTCTAATTATCCTCCAGATTCTAATACAAATCCATTATATGATGTTCCTACATCAGAAACTGGTGGTGTTGAAACACGACCAAAGAATGTAGCATTAATGGCATGTATTAAATATTCTGCTGCTAAAGGTCCAGCAACTCCAGTAACACCAACTAATCCAACTACTAATTCTGGTATAGATATATCTACAAATTCTGGTAATGTTGGTAGTGTTACAGGATTAAAATTTACAGGAAATGTTGATGTAACTAAAACTGGTGATGTAGCAACTATAAATGTTAAAAGTTCTGGTTCTGGCGGTCGTCCAAATGTTTTGGGATTTCCAGTATTTAAGGATTCTTATTGGACAAGATGTGTAATAACGGATGAACCATCTTTAATTGGTTGGGGTACACATGCTTACGATAAAGATGGTGCGTGGAGAAATATGGACCCATATGTTGCTTTAGTTAATCCACCTAGTAGATATAGATTTGATAATTTTTATTTGATTGATAATCCAGATTTAAAAATTGTAAAAGCTATATCTTCGGTATATTTTCAATGTGTATTACTAAGTGATGGTACATTATGGGTTAATGGATATGATTATGCTGATGGAAGGACTGGGTTGGGCAACAAGAATAATAAAAGCACTAATGGGTTTAAGAAAGTTAATACTAATATTAAATTTTCTGATTTTGATATTTCAGTAGATAATGATAGTGGAAATATTAGTTTTGCAGCTATTGAAACTGGGACAAAAAAATTATATACTTGGGGTCTAAATGGTTTTGGACAATTAGGACAAGGTTCAACTACTGTTGTAGATAAACCAACATTAGTATCTGATAATTCAACGAAAGCTGTTAGACAAGTTGTTTTCTCTGCTCATAGTAAAACAGGTGAATCAAAATTATTGGTATTATATGATGATAATACGTTGTATGCTTGTGGCTATAATAATTATGGTCAATTGGGGATAGGAAACACTACAAATCAAACAAAATTAACTCAATGCAAAAAGAATAGTACTACATTAGTTTCTGATGCTAAAAGAATCGTTGAGAGTGGGTGGGGTAATTATTATAATAGTGGTTATATTAGCACATCAGATGAATTTTATGCGTGTGGATATAATGGTGTTGGGAATATCGGTGATGGAACTAAAACTAATTCAAGCTTTTTTTTAAAATCAAATATACCAGAAAAAGTAAAAGATGTGGTTACTTCTTCGGGGTATAATTATGGTACAAATTATTTGGCATTAGGAATGTCTGGGAAAATGTATTCATGGGGTAGAAATGCTCATGGCCAATTAGGACATGGTAATACAACAGAAATAACTTCTCCAAAATTAATACAAAGCATGTCTGGAATTCCAATACAAAAAATATTTGGTTACGATGGTTGGGGTGATGGTAGAGCATTTGGTTGCTTGGATACTAATGGTAGAGTTTATATGACTGGATATAATATACCTGAACCTCCAGACTTTTTATTAAGTCAAAGCACAACTAGCTATACTAGAATGAATGTTCCAGATAAAGTTGTTGATATGGTGTTATTGGGTGGTGATAATAATCAAGGACATTTTTATGCTGCATTATTTTTAACTCAGGGTGGTAAAGTGTTTTCTTTCGGGCATTATAGTAATATTGAAAGCAATACGTCTACATCATTTCCTGTAGAAATAAGAATTTAATATTAAATAAAGTTATGTCTGATGTAAGAATAGATGAAATACCCTTATTAAACACGCCATCTTCTCCTCTTAAGGGAAGTGCTAGTGCTGTTATATTACAAGATAATAGTACATTAAGAGTTAGAGTATCTGCTTTATCTTCAACTATTTATGATGCTGTAGTTGAAAACAATCCATCAGATATACCAGTTGGTCAAATAGCTTTTTTTGCTAGAAATACAGCACCTGAAGGTTGGTTAGTTTGTGATGGAACATTATTAATAAGAGGCACACCATCATCTCCGGGATTATATGATGCATTATATGAGGCTATTGGAACTACTTTTAATAGAAATACTGATACAGATACTACAAAATTTAGAATACCAGATTTAAGAGGGAAATTTTTAAGATCATGGCAAGATAGTCCTACTGGGGATGATGCTGGTAGAGTGTTTGGAAGTTATCAAGAAGATGCATTAAAGTCACATAGACACGAATTGAAGGACAATGCTGGACCTGATGGAGATAATGATAGTCGTTTTGATTCTGGTGGTCAGGCACAAGCTGAAGCAGAAACCGTATATACTCAATATACTGGTGGGGATGAAACTCGTCCTAAAAATATAGCATTATTAGCATGTATAAGATATGCTCAAGTTAAAGTCTCTTCATCTATTACGAATCCATTAATTGCACCTAATTCTGGTATTACTGTTAAAGTTGGTGATACATTATATAGTAATGTAAAAGATCTAGAAATTATTGGAAGCGAAGTAACAGCAGTTAAGCAAAATGATTTATTGAAGCTATCTTTAGATAAGATAGAATCTACAACTGATACAAATACAAATACAGAAATTAATACAATTAAAACTACGGATAAAATTGTTGATGTTGTTAGAAGACCAATAATATTAGGGATAGTTCCAGATTACTTGAATAGAAATGAAAGGTTGATTATTACATCTGATCCAGCTATTGTTGCATGGGGTAATAATTTTGAAAATAATTTAGATCCAAAAGCGAATGATGTATGGCCTCCTCAAAGAGTAAGATTTGAGGATAATTTTTTATTTGAAAATAGAAATATTAAATTTACTAAAGTTTTAACGAGTTCTTATTGGAAATTGGCATTATTAAGTGATGGATCTTTATGGATTTGTGGTTATGCTAATAATATTGCTTATCTTGGTATACCTAAAAATCTTAAAACAGCAGGATTTGTAAAAATTAATACGTCGATAAAGTTTAAAGATGTGGATTTTGCTGTAGATAATAATGGTAGAGATATATCAATTGCTGGAATTGGTATTGATAATAAATTATATACTTGGGGTAGAAATGATGCTGGTGAATGTGGTCATGGGAGCAAGACTGCAATAAGTGGTCCAACATTGGTAGAAAGTGTTAAAACTAAAGACGTTAAACAAGTAGTTATGTCAGCAAATGATGGGGCTACTTGTAATATGAAAGTGTTATTTACAGATGGAACGTTGTGGGCTAGTGGAAGTAATGGTCAAGGACAATTAGGCGTTAAGGATAATACAGAAAAAACAACATTAACTCAGTGTAAAGACAGTGCAGGAACTGCTATAACTAATATTAAATTTATAGTTAAAGGAAATTGGCCAAATCTATTTCAAGGTGCTTGTGTATCTAATGATGGTAAAGTGTATACATGCGGTAGAAATAATAATGGACATTTAGGACTTGGAGATAAAACGGATAGAAATTATTATAGTCAAGTGACAATACCTGATAATAAAAAAATTGTTTCTATGGTTGGAACTGCCTATAATACAAATACCTCTTATATGGCATTGGATGAAGATGGTAGCATTTATACGTGGGGTAATAATAGTTATGGATTAATAGGTGATGGTACTAGAAATGTAAGAGTATCTCCATATAAAGTTACTAATGGTAAAATAGCTTCCGTTAAAATTGCTAAATTATATGCTTCTGGTGGTTATGGTAATACCAGTGCATTTGGTTGTATTGATGTAAATAAAAATGTTTGGATGGCTGGATATTATATACCAGATTATCTTAGTTATGGTGATAACTATTCTTCAACATTTATAAAAATGCCAATTAATTCTGTAGAAGACATGGTGATGCATTCTGGTTATAGTGCTGATTTTAATACACATTATAATCATATGGCTACTACATTTTTAGTTGAAAATAGTAGAATTTTTAGTTTTGGTATTAATGGTAAATCATCAACATTTGGTGCAAGACAAGAGGATTATATGTTCCCAGTTGAAGTATTCGTATCTTAAAAATTTATGGCAGAACAAATTAAAGCAGTAATTAAGTTGCGCCGTGGCTCAGAACCTGAACGGTTAGCTACGTCTGTTCAAGAAGGTGAAATTGTATATTCTACCAATAAAAAAAGAGTTTATGTTGGAGATGGGGCGACTAATGGAGGAAATTTAGTTGGGAATAAAACTTTCTTTACTGACAATGTTAGTAATCTAACATTAGCTACACAAGGAGATTTTTGGTATAATACTAGTACTAATATATTATATTCATTAACTGGTTCTGATTCAGTAGGATTTAATTCTTATAGGAGAATGAGTCAGTTGCCAGATAATTCTACAATAGAATTTAATTCAAATGGTCTTTTTAGCGTCAAATCAAGCGCATTAAATTTCTATCCAAAAGATGGTGGAAAAATTGGTGGTGATATTGACATGGATGGTACTTATAATATAATAAATCTTAAAGATCCAACATCACCTAAACATCCAGTAACATTAGGTTATTTTGATACAAAATTTGGAGACATCAACACAAAAATAAATCAATTAAGTTCTAGTTCTGATAATAAATTTGTCAAAAAAGAAGGTGATACAATGACTGGTAAATTAACCATTCAAACAGCTGAAAGTGTTGCACTAGATTTGAAAAAGAATTTAACATTAAATGATAATTTAATTGAAAGATTTTCTCCTAAAATAAAAACTATTACTGCTAGTACATATACTTTAACACAAGCTGATAATGGTTGTATACTTTGTTTTGAGCCAACAGCTGTTGGTAATATTGTTGTCACTGTTCCTAAATTATCTGTAGGATTTAATGCGATGTTTGTTCAAATGAAAACTGACACAGTATATGTCTTACCATCTGATAATACTGTATTAGTTCTTCAGCTTGATTCAAATCAAGCAATTAGAAAGCAATATGGTGTTGCTAATATTGTTTGTATAAAGGATTCTACTTATATATTATCTGGCGATTTAACTTAATATCTATATGTTTGGTCTTCCCATATTGAGGAAATATAGTCAAGAATTTACACCGGGAGTAGGTGATCCATTAGAACCTAATAAACCAGTTAGACTAGCTTCTCCATTGGCTGAAATGAGTGGTAATCACTATACAATGGGAGTTAGTATAAGTTGGATACATGTTGTTGCATGGGGAAGTAATTTTCCTTCAGATGGAGTCTTAGGATTTTCTGGAACCTACAAAAAACCGACATTATCAAATATAAATAGAGCTACAGATCCTGTTTTGGGAGTGCCAGAAAAATCTAAAATTAAAAAGCTATCATCAATTGGACAGGTATCCTTAGTATTAAGTGATATGGGATATTTATATGGAACTGGAGTAGATATTGGTGGTATTACTGGAAATGGGCATACTACACAATTTAAATTAATAGATAGTGATGTTGTATATTATGATTTGTCTTCATATAATACTAATAATAATACATGGTGGTCTGCTAATGAAGCATCATTATTTTTAATTAAAAAGAATGGTAGATTATATGGTAGAGGTAAGGATTATGGCGCATTTGGTGTTAGTGGGAATAAAACTACAACAACATATTTGAACATAGATAATGTTAAAAAAGTTTTTGCAACACAACCAGAAAATAAAGGTAAGACATTTGCATTAAAAAATGATGGCACAGTTTGGGCAACTGGTTGGAATACTGATGGAGTATTGGGGATTGGAGAAAAATTAAATGAGAAGGCATCTACATGGTATCAAGTTATTAAATCGGATAACACGCCATTGAATAATGTTGTAGATATTATAACTAGTAATTTTATAGTTAAAGGTGGTGCTAATGATGGTGATATGGTTTGGAATGGTGTAAATGGAAATAGTCATCAATCTACAGTTTTTCTAACTAAAGATGGTGATGTATATTCTACTGGGAATAATTTGTATGGTCAACTTGGTTTAGGACAATCAATAACATATAAAGTCAATTATGCAACTAAAATAACAACATTATCAAATATAGATAAAATATGTGGTTGTGCTGGAGGTATTAGTTTCATGGCTGTAGATAATAATAATACAGTTTATACTTGGGGGAATAATCATTGGGGTCAACTTGGTACTAATGATCAAGTTGATAGGAATGCTCCATATCAACATACTAAGTTTCTTGCTAATGGTGAAATTATTACTAGGATTAATGGTGGTGGATTGCATAATACTGTTAATGGAGCATTTATAATGTGTACAAACTATGGAAATGTGTATTCATCTGGGTATAATTATACTAGAGCATTAGGATATGATGATGCGGATCTCATTAAAACAATTAGAAAGCATCCATATTTTGGTCCAGATGCTACAAAAAAAATAAAGAAATTTAATGATACGCCAGCAACATCTAATCTAAGGGCACTTGCATATGATTTAGATTTGTGTGGATATGGTACTGAAATGGCACAAAAGGTAATTACACCAGATGGAGTATTGTTTATGTGTGGATATAATCAGAATGTAGGTGGTACTAAAAACTTCAATCAAGATGAAGACGAAAAGGTATTAGTGCCTAGTGTCTTTATAATGCCTAGCTAATAGCTAAATAAAATTATGCCGAATGATCCTTTTGAAAATACTAATAAAGTAAATGCCGTTATTCAAGTTAGGAGAGGGTATGATAGTGAGCGTACAACATTAGAGTATAATGAGGGGGAAATTGTTTATGCTACAGATTCAAGACGTTTATATGTTGGTGGTACTGCTGGTGGTAGAAAAATCGTTGGTGGTAGCGTTGTTGGGAACCTAGTACATGTAGTTCCTAGTATTTCTCATGCACACTATGTAGAGAAATATGATATGTTGTATAATTATACATCTTCTAAATTGTATTCATTAACTGGTACTGCTAATTCATCATCTGTTAATGATTATTGTTTAATTTTTGACAAAAGCGAATTCGTATTAAAATCTGATGCTAAATTAACTGGTGATTTAGACATGGATTTTTTTGCTATTAAACATCTAAAAGATGCTGTAGATGATAATGATGCAACAAATTTAGGAGATGTTAAGGATATAACATCAGCATTAGAAAGAAGATTAAACGAAAAAATTAATGGTGTTATTGCTGGGACAACAGGAGTTTATGTTGAAAAGGATGGAGATACAATGACTGGTCCATTGACTATTGAATTCAATGGTGCTAGTACTACATCATTAAAAGTAGCTTCTGGATTAACTGAATTGCAGGATACTATAGTAGGTGGATTAACAGCTAAAGGAAAAGTTGAAATATCTGGTGATGAATTGTTAGTTAAAACAGATACTAATATTGGAAATAAACAATTGACAAATTTTTCCGCAAAAATAATTAATTCAGATTCTGACTTACTTGAATTGGATGCTAATTTACATAATGGATGTATATTAGTTTGTAGTAAAGAAGCAGGAACTGGTACAGAAAAAATACAAATTAAGATTAGTAAAGCAAGACTAGTTACAGGATTTAACTGTGTAATTATTCAAGGAGGAGATAGACAATTAAAAATTATATCAAGTGATACAACATTAGCAAATACTGATGATAAATTTACTAGTAGAAGAAAGTATTCACAGATTAATATTTGTATGATAGATGCTTCTACTCTTTGGGTTACTGGAGATTTAGTGCAATAAAATATGTTTGGATTATTTACATTACGAAATGTTCCTAATATTGAACAAAGAGATGTATTGAATTTGTTTGATGTAGAAGGAGAGGGTGGGTATAGAAATAAGCAATATACGTTTATGGATGGTGCTACTGCTTATTTTAATGACGGTATCTTGGCTGATGTACAAAAACAATTAAAGGATGATACTAAATTAAAAAAGATTGTAATTGATGGGCAAAATTATAATTATTTAGAAAATGTATTAAGAGTTGTTTTGGGTAATGAAAACAAATGTATAATGTTTAGAGATGGTACAGTCGATATTTCTGGTAAAAGTTATGATTATCCATATTTAAAGAATAATTGGAATCAAGTTATTGATACTTTTACTCCTAGTATATGGGGAACTGAAGGAGAACAATTGTTTTTGATGAGAGATGGTAGAGTTATTATAATTAATACTGTAACTAGAGTAGATGGTAGATTGCTTTTTAATGAACCTGCTCAATACATAATGACTAAAAATCAAGCACATAGATGTGATTGTATCATAGCTATGATAGATGGTTCTATGAGACAAGCTTGGATTCGTTCAGATTCTAAAGACAATGACACAAATAAAACAAATACTGGGAGTTTATTAATACCTAATATTAAACATGAAAACGTACAATTTTGTGCTGTTGGAGATAATCCAGCAACTAAAGTTGTTTGTTTTAAAAATGATTTAAAATCTATATATCAATTTAAGTTGAATGGAATATTTAAAATAACTGGAGTTGGTGACAAAATTAGTGGTTTAACCTTAACTGATCCTGATGAATATTATATATCTGGAATGTCTCAAGAATTTAATCTAGTATTACTAACGAACAAAAGATTAATAGTTGGAAATTGTAAAGAAACTTATGAAGCAACAAAATTAAGTTCAATTACTAAGCATACATTAACTGGTGGTGATAAAATAGTTACTCCTACAGCATATACAAACATTATTAAAATGTTGGATGGAACTTATTATATAACACCACCTGATGGAGATCCTACTGGGACAAAAAATAATGATACTAGTTCTTGTTATTCAGTAGACCCTCCAATACCATATACATATTTTAATAAATTAAAAGAATATTTGACTCCTTTGAAAAAGGCCAGATAGAAATGATTTGACATTTGACAAAAAATTTTTTAATATAATCCCATGCCAATTGTATTAGACGAAGAAAGTCATATCTATACGAATACTGACACTGGTGAAAAGTATACTTCTGTAAGTAAGCTCATTTCAACGTATAAGAAGCCATTTGATAGCGATCTTCATAGTAAAAGAGTCTCTCAAAGAGAAGGGGTTTCTCAAGATGAGATTTTAAATCGATGGAAAGAACTTACAGTAACTGCTCAAAACAGGGGAACTAAAATCCATTTGATTATGGAAGAGTTTCTCAAGCATAAAAAGGTACAAAAGGGATACGAGAAGCTTGCTCAATCGTTTGTTAGTAAGGCTTCATATATTATCAACAACAAATCAATTGTTGAAAGTGAAAAGATTTTACATAACCATGACTATAAACTTGCTGGTACAGCTGACATGGTTGTTACTAATGGAAATTTCTTTCATATTTTAGATTTTAAGACAAATAAAGCCTTTAATTTTACTAGTAAGTACAATAACTATTTTTATGAACCGTTAGATTTTCTTTCAGAATGTGAGTTTAATACATATACAATACAATTGTCTGTGTATGCATATATGTACGAACTCATGACTGGGAAGAAATGTGCTGGACTCAAGATTCTCTATTATAGGTCATTTGAGGACAAAACATTTTGGCAAGAAATTGCGGCATCATACATAAAACCATCAATAAAACTAATATTAGAAGATTATAAACAAAAAACCGATAGTAAACAAAATGCAGTCTAACATTATTAACAAACACGGTAAAGATTCAGTACAAAACTTTTGGATCTTTGTTGATTCATTAAGTTTTGATTCATCAAAAAAGGCTTCATCAGCAACTAAACAGTTGATTTTGAAGAAATTGTCTCCTACCTTAGCTGGTACTTACAAAGATATTTGCGATCAACTAGCCTTATCTTTATACAAGCAAGTATATGCTGTTAAGGGTAATCAATATATTCATTATTGCTACGAAGCAGTAAGTAGAGGAGAGAGTTTTTACGAAAACTGCTGGACTAATCCAGATGTTATTGAAGCTATTATTTCAAGTGTAGATAAATTTAATGATTTTGGTACTTGCTTTCCTGTAGAAGATGATTATTATTGTGTTCCTTCTGAGAAAGCTTCTTCTGGAGAAGAATTTTTCGAGGATGAATTTGACGATTATGGAACATATGAATTCAGAAAACGAGGAAAGCACGACAAGTTCGAAGAGGAAGTATAACTCTGATAAAAGGAGAGCTAAAATTGATGATCTAGTTACAGCAGCTAAGAGTTTTCAATTTTCTTATACAAGGGTTCCTATCGATCTTAATAAAGATATTGATGAGCTTAAAAAATTGACTCAAGATGCTTGTCTAAGACCAGATTTGTTTTTGGATGCTGATAGCACTTGTGATTTGTGTAATCTTTATACAAATTGTGCTTGCAAGATTAGAAATCTTTCTAAGAAAAAACGTAAATAAGAGATTCTCTAACGCCATTTAGATAAATATTTGAATGGCGTTAGAAGTTAAATTGATTGAACCTCCCAAGTACGGAAGTGTATCTTGGAATGGTGTTAAATGGGTTTACACACCAAACACCAATTATCCTGAAGACTATACGGATAGTTGGTTATATGCATTAAATGTTGATGGTGTCGTCTCTAAGGGTATTACAGAGTATTATAACCCAAAGAATCAGGTTCCATTATCAATTAATCCATTATTTCTAGTAGACCCTAGATCTAAATATCGAATTTCTGTTAGAGATTTAGTTGTTGATGACTATATTACCATAGATAAGCTTAGAATTTTATATATTGGAACTCCTAAGAATGGTAAAATTCAAATAAGTGAAACCCAAGACTTTTTTACATATGAAGCTAATAATGCTCTGAATGCTATTGAGGAACTTTCATATGTAGTTACTGATGGTCAATTTTTAACGGAAGGTGTATTTAAAATTAAATATGTTGCCCCAATCTTTTTGGGTACTAAGATTGTAGATTATGTAGCATATTTAAAATATTTGGTTGATACATTTGCTACAGTACCTCCAACATCAGGTAATTGGAATTCTGCTACATCTACAATATCTTCAATTTCAGCAGAATGGTTGTCATTAAATACTGAAAAATATGATGCTGCGTTTGATTATGTAGAAGCAAATGATCAATTTTTAATTGCTAGTTATCAAAAAGAACCATTTTATAGTGGATTAACTTCTTTAATAGAAACATATTCTGCTTCTTGGGATGATGTTTTAGTTGATGCTACTAATTTAAATACGTTATTATCTCCATTAACTACGGTTTGGCAAAACAATACAGTATTTCTAAATTCTAAATACTTTTCTTGGAACGATAATATTCCTTTATATGATAGATTAAGTACATTATATTCTGCAAATACTTCGAAGTATGATGATGTATATTCTTTTATTAATTCATTATCTACATCATTTGATCCTACATCATTTAGGACTGCTTATGGAAATTTATCATCTAAATGGGATGATGTTAGTAATACTGTAACTACTAAGAGATCTACATTCGGATTTGATGCATTTGCTACTAGAAAATATGATGCATTTGTAAGCACTGTATCAACATTATCAGTACAAATTCCAGCATTAAATACATTTACTAATACCAAGAATGCTTATTGGGCTAGTAATTCTTCTATTTCTTCAATTAGTGCAACAGCATTATCAGGTGCAGCTACACAAAATCTAGTTTCTAGAAATTTAAATGTATTTAATGATTTAATTATTAAGAGCAATTTAAGAGTTTTAGGACCAAAAACTCAAATTGATACTACATTAAATACTCTTTGTTCATTTGAAATTAAAAACGCTGGAACTGGTGATGCATTAACTGTAGATAAAACTGGTTTAAATAATGTGTTGCGTTTAGGTAATACATTATATGTAAAGAGTGTATCAAATAATGTTGGTATTAATTTTGATCCCAAATCTGATTCGCAAACATTAACAATTTCTGGTAATATATCTGCTACTGGTAAGATTTACCCTGATACTATTGGTGATCAAATGACTCTTTATAAGAGCGTTTCTTCTGGGTACGAAACAACTACAACATATTTTACTAATAATTCTTCTACAGTTAATACATTTAGAACATCATTACCAGTATATGATAATGCTTATAATTATGTAAGAACTAATTCTGGTGATATTACTAGGTTATTAGCACCAGACTATTCGGCATTTGATGCATTTACTAAATCATCTTCTGGTGGTTCTGTATTAGGGTTAACATTAACTGGGGGAAATTATTTGTCTGGTGGTGGGAATATTGTAGATTTCAAAAACAAAGATTTTACAGTAGAAGCTTGGATTAAAATGCCAACATTACCTACTAATAATACAACAAATACATATACTGCTTCTTCATATACTTTACTAGGTTCTAGTGGTGTATCATTTGTAGTAAATCTTTCTACAATGTTTTGTGTTAATGGAGCAACGCCATTAAATGCTGCTGTTCATGGCATGAGTGCTAATAGGTGGCATCATGTAGCTTATGTTAGAAATGTTTCTACTGGAAATGTGGAATATTATGTTGATGGCTTTCGTAAAGCGACTGCACCATTACTTCCCACAGTTTCAATAGCTACATCACCTAGAACTGTTATTGGAGCATATAGTCCACCAGTTTCAGCAGATGCTAGATATTTCAAAGGTGCTATATCCAATTTAAAAGTTACTAATGGAGAAGCATTATATAAATCTAACTTTACTCCTAATCCAAATAAATTTTTAAATGATTCGTTTGTAGATACTGTTCCATTATATTATAATGATGTTTCATTGTTATTAAGTGGAGAAGAACCACCTGTTATTGATAATAGTTTATCTGGTAGAACATTAATTACTGGTGCTGGAGTATCATCAGATCCATTATCTGCTAAGTTTGGGGATCACTCCATATATTTTAATGGAACTACTAATGCATTTTTAGATGTTGAATACGATTCTTCTTTAGATTTTTCTGGACAATTTTGTTTAGAATTTTGGTTTTGGAGTGGATCTAATACTGGTGAAAAGGGATTGTTTACTAAGAGTGGTGGAACAGTTGGATGGAATATTGCAAATGGTCATGAAGTCTCATTATTTTTGCAAAATAATAATTTCATTGCTAGATATAATTCAACTGGTCAGGCTAATGGTGTAACATTAAGTGGCGTTGATTCGGTAATTACTGTTAATGATTGGAATCATTGTGCTTTAACATATGATGGAACAACATATAGATCATATTTGAATGGTAAAGTTACTGGAACAAGTATTTTACCATTAGCATTACCAACTACTAGAAATAGAGTTAGATTTGGTGATACATTTAAAGCAGCTATTCCGTTTGCTAATTTCTTAGGTTATATTAATGGTATTAGATATACTAAAGGACAAGCAAGGTATACTACAACTACAATAGATCCAACTACAATACAAGCAACATATTCTAATTTAAATAATGTTACATTATTAATAAATCAAAGAAATTCTTCAGCTAGTGTTGATGCTAAAAATAATATTTTAATAAAAGATTCTAGTAATAGAAAAAATCAATTTACATTCTGGGGACAACCAGTAGTTTCTAAAAAGAAACCATATGCTGGTGCTGGTAATAGTATATATTTCGATTCATTTAGTAATATTAGTATAAATGGGTCTGCAACAAATAAAGCATTAGATTTTTCTGGTGTAGGTGATTGGACAATAGATTTTTGGATTAATTTTAGTAAAATTTCTGCTACTCAAGCAATATTTGGTGGTAATGGTGGAGAATCGATTCAAAATAATATTATTTGTCAAATGCAAGCATCTAACTATTTGGGTTGGTGGATACAAGGATCGGCTAGATGGAATGTAACTGATGGTGATAGTATTAAATTAATTCCAGCTGTGCAACAAAATACTTGGTATCATTGTATTATAACTAGAAAGGCGAACGAAATTTATCAATATCTAGATGGCGTATTAGTAAATTTAGTAAGTTCTACATTAGCAATAAACAAACGAACTGTAGATTTAGTTATAGGTTCGTTTTTAAATAAAACGAATCCATTCCAAGGTTATTTGTGTGATATGAGATTTACACAAGGTAAGAGTTTATATTCTCCATATACATATTATAAACCAGCTACTGCGGCAATATTCAAAGATAAAATTGAATATAATACATCTAGTGTATCATTATTAACTTTACAAGACACTAATTTCTTAGATGGAAGCATACTTAATAATACATTAACTGCTGTTGGAGTTATGGCATATGAACCAACTAGTGTTACAACACCTAGATTATCAGCAATTGGTAGTATTACAATGTCTACATTGAGTAGTATTAGTGCTGTCATGGATAAAGATGCTAACTTTAGAACTAATGCAAATAAATTAGACGAAGCCGTAACCTTCGTAAACAATACAATTCCAGCAGGATATGATGAAACTAATTATTTTTATCAGTTTAATAATGTAACTGGAACAACAGCTTCTGGATTAGTATATGTACCGAAAGCATGTAAAATTAATGAAGTATTTGTTTATACTGATGTTAATACTAGCTTGGAAGTAGATGTTTTATCTTGTGTAAAGGGAGTTATAGATTTCCCAAATCAAACAAGATCATTGATTGATAAAACTATAGGTGCTGCTCCAGTAGTTTTAAATTCTGAAATTAAAAAGTCTGATAAAATTTTAAACAAATGGGTTACAACATTAGACGATGCTACTACTCTTAGAATTGATGTTAAATCTAATACAATAGCTAAAGATGTTAATGTTGTAATCAACACTACTAAATTAACCTAAATAATAATATGGCAGGAGAAAATGTAATAATACAACCAAAGCATGGAAAAGTTTCTTGGAATGGATACAAGTATGTATATACACCAAATCAAGGATTTTTCGGAACGGATAGCTATGTAATTAGCAGAATTAATCTTCAATCAGGATTAACTGAAACACAGACAATTAATGTTGAAATACCAAACATTGCTCCTGTTGCTAATAATATTAACTTAACAGCATATGCTAGAGATTTAGCAATCGAAATTGATGTTACTGATCATATTAGTGATGCAGATAATCTATTATATCCATTAAAGATTAGTAGGGTTGAGAGTATTCCATCAGCATTCATAACATATTCAGATAATAAAATTTATATTGTACCTAAAGGTGTTGATTCGGTAGAAACTTTTAATTATTTCGTAACAGATGGACAAAATGATACAAGTGCATCTATTACATTAACTCTTACTGGTGGTATTACCAGAGATTTGCCTCAATATATTGTAGATAATATTGATGATTTGGCATTTAAGGTTACAAAAATAGCTGCTGCTAGTTCAACTTGGAACGATTCCTATACTTTCGTTCAAGCTAATAGTACAAAACTAGATGGTTTAGATGTCGATAGATTCGATGCTGCATCTACTGTTGTAGAAACTAATAGTGCTAATTGGAATGAATTGCGTTCTAAAATTCCTGTTTATGATTCAACAAATTCATTAGTAGCATCTAAATCTGCTTCTTGGGAAGCTACAGGTCCTATTATTAATACTGTTAGATCAACTGTACAAAGTAATTCTTCTGTATGGAATTCCACTAATAGTTTATTACAATCTAATTCTTCTAATTGGGATACTACATTTAATAGAATTACATCTTTAAGTTCAAATTTCGAACTTAAAAAACCATTTTGGGATAGTGTAACTTCAACTGTTTCTTCTAATTCTGGAAGTTGGAACGTTTCTCAATTAGCAACTTCATTAGCTGCTAACTCTGCTAAATGGGAAGACACCTATTCCACAGTTCAAACAAATTCTGCATCATGGGGAGCATTGACATATAAAACACCTATTTATGATGCTGCTGTTACTACATTAAGTACTGCATCTGGTTCATGGGATAATGCAAGAAACTTTGTTGCTACCAATTCAGCTATATGGGATTCTGGTGCAAGTATTATTGCATCAAATTCTGGTAGATGGTTAAGTGGTGGTTCTGATTTAAACTTTACATCTCTCAATATGACCGTTTGTGGAGATTTGGTTGTTGCTGGTAGCTTAACTGCTCAAGGAACAACAACTCAAATCAATGCAACTTTAGTTGCTACATCAGCATTTAACATTGTTAATACTGGTGCATTAGATGCAATGACTGTTGATAAAACTTTAAATCAAGGTTCATTAGCTAAATTTACAACTAATAGTGGCCAAAATGCCATAATGGTTGTTAACTCTGGTAGAGTTGGTATTAATACAGCAGTTCCAAATGAGGCATTAACTGTTGTAGGTAATATTTCTGCTAGTGGTACAATATTTGGAAATATCCCTCCAGAATATACTGTATTTAGAGCTAATTCAGCAAAATATGAATCTACATATACTTATTTGACTGGAGCTAGTGCGAATATTAATGGTTTATTAAGTGATAAACCAAAATATGATCAAACTGTTACATATCTAACAACTAATTCTGGTGCTATATCGACAGGTTTAGAATCGATTAAAACTTTAGATACAGTAAGAACCGTTGTACAATCACAATCTGCTAATAATGTTGCTGCATATACTTTATTAGCAAATGTATCAGGTAGTATTGGTAAAGATGCTTTATACCAAAAAAATAAAGATGATTATGACCGTACAGTAAATTATTTCCAAAGTAATTCATCACAAGATGTAAGTATTAACTTTATCTTCGATGGTTCTGGTAGATTTATATTCAGTGGATCTAGTGGTATTATTTCTATACCATCTAAAGTTAAGATTAACTCATGTAGTGTTTATGGTACTGTAGATCCCGGCCAAGATGCAATAATGAAAATTGATATATTATCATCATCTAATGCATCATATCCAACCTTCGTAACAATATGTTCTTCTACTGGGAATGCGGCAGTCTATCCAGCATTGACAGGAACAAATGTTAGTAAGAGTGACCCTAATACTACAGGATGGAGAAGCACATTAAATGCTGGAACAATACTTAAGTTTGTTGCTACAAGAGCGGATAATAATACAGGATATATACTTACTAAAAATGCTTCAATTACATTGAATTGTACTAAAATAGTATAAAATAAAATATAATAAAAAACCCCCTTCAACTTATCGTTGAAGGGGGTTAAATTTTTTTAGAACCCTATTAAAATACCGAAAGCTCTGGCTTTACCAGTTCCACCAGTTAATTTTGGATCTCTATCTAAGTTTAATGGTGATGTTCCTACATTTCCTTCTCCACCTTGAAGGAATCCTGTAACTCTACCTTGATACCAAAATGCATTTGAACCTATATAGTTTGTACCATTAGTGAGATTGTTATCAATGGTTACAGCACCTTGACCTTCATACCAATATCTTTGTGTTCCGTTTGGATTTCTATTAGCCATAATTTTTAAGTGTTATAATCGTAGGTTGATAATCCTGTTATTGTTGATGTAGTTGTTACACCATACCGCACAGAAACGAATTTAGCCCCAGCAGCAGTAATAGGTACACTAAATGACTTAGTAGCTTTAGGTGCTGGTATTTGTCTTGTAGGTGGTCTTAAATCATCTGGAAGTTTAGGACTTGGAGCAGATGATACAGTTGGTGTAGTTGTTGTTGTTGTTGGTTTAGTTTTAGAAACAACAGGTACTGCTCCCAAGGCTACTGCTGGACCAGAACTTATAACAATTGTAGCAGTTGTTGAAACAATACTTTTAGGTTGAACGAAGTTTTCATCGTTCATATTAATAACTGGTCCAACCGTTCCTAATATCTTTACTTGTGTACTAGATATTGGAGGGATGTCAGCCCTTATTTTTCTATCTGGATCTTTATACCATGCCATAATATTATTTATCTTTATTATACAGTATGCCAATCAGTTTCTCCTTCATCAGAGAACCAGTATTCGCCAATATTATTATCAGTAGAAGCAGACCAGCTATCTACGTTAATATAACCAGTACCATTTACGTTGTCACCACAGCAATCTACATAGAATTCTAATACACCATCATTAGTAACAGCTGGTGTAGAACCTTGTAATAGAACCCAATCTGTATAATTTTTATCAATCATCATCTCTTCTGTAAATTGATCTAGAATGGTATCTTCTTTAATACCCAGAGCAACATTCTTAGCTACTACTAATCTTGGAGCATTAAAAGTACTTAAAGAATAATTAGAAGTTTTAGATACGAACACGAATACTTTAGCATAATCACCAGAATTTAATGCTACATATTTTGGTGAACTCTTAGTTCTATGTGGGTGATCAAACTTACCATTTAGATAAGCTCTTGGAACAACTCTCTCTGATGGTGCTCCAGTATCTACTAAGTTACCATCATAATCAGCACTGATTAATTTATCATCATTATACAATGTCATATCTCCATTATAGAAGTATTGATATTGCTTTTTACTAGCATCAAAAATATTATTTAGTGTAGTTCCTGTAGTTATATATTTCGAATCAATTTTACCTAATGAAATGTTTGCTCCAGTCTTAATAACATTTTGGTTGAGTGCGGTTGTACCAATATTAGAAACATCAAATTCTGGAGATTCGATGGTTTCATCAACAAATAGATTGATATAATTTCCTTTATTATTTTTTCTAGGATGAATAGTCTTAAATTTAGTAATTAAATCGTGAGATATTTTATTATAGAATCCAATATCAGATATTGAGAATGGGGTAAATTCTGCACCGTTATCAGAGATACTAAAGTCACTCAAAACAACATTAGTGTTTGGAGCAGTAAAATATAATACGAAGTGGAATGTATCTTTTTTATCCCATTCAAATTCTCTCATATTGATGATAAAAAATGGATATGATTTCAATATTCCACAATATACCATTTTTTCGTTTAAAAATAATTTAGCATATATGTTTATTGGAGATTCTGCTTTAAATCTTAAAAAGTTAACCTTAAGATTAAGAGAGAAAGTGGCGAAAGCAGCACCAGCAGTTGCTGAACTTAATGTTATATTTCCCGCATTTACACTTTTTATTTGATAATTAAATGCAGTAGCTTGAGATGCTAGTGTTAAACCAAACCTAGAAGGAACCCAATTAGGTTCTTGATATAACGAATCTGTATTTGGATTAGGTATATCTGCTCTAAATGATGATGCACTTTTTAGCTCTACTTTATTATAATTATAATCGGAATTTATTTTATAAGAATAGTTACAAGAACTATCAGCTTTAATAAATTCTCCAGTTGATAAATTACTTACTAATACTCTATTATTTTTAATAGATACTGGACCATCACCTAAAACCATTTCAGAATCAAATGTGGATAATGAAATCACATTATTTTGAATATCTCCATAGAAATTGTTAAGTGCCAATTGTCCTCCAGTTAATATAGAATTTCTAATATCTACTTTAAATGGTTTTAATGCATTTTTAGCAGTACCCATTACACTAATTATATTTTTACCAGTAGTGAGAGTTATTGGAGTGAAACTTAGAGAATCTATGATAGTATAAATTCTAGGATTGAAAGCATCTGTTATTTTAACACCAGCATCAGTTTTTGTAATATTAGTAGATAAAATATTTTGAATGGATGTAGCACAAACTTCATTTTGGTTAAATGGATTACTCTTAGAATCTACTATATCTTCTAAAGCATTATTGTAGTTTAATGAAATACTACCTTCTAAGTTACAATTTTTAATATTTACATTATATGGATAAGTTGTTTTACCAGCTGTAGCATTTGTACCTCTAGTAGCACAATGTAATGCTACTTTATCAGTTGCAGTTGTTCTAGTAGCATTAACCGAAGATATGTTAACAACTTGTGTAGGCCATAGTGATATTAAATATATTCCAGCAGTTGCAGCATCAAAATTTATAATGTCACTATTGATGATATTAATTGAGTAAGTGTCTTTATCTACTGGTAAATTGTATAAAATATTTTTGACCATACCAGAATTTCCATCATAAGAAATTCCACCATATATTTTAGAATTCTTTACTACTATTTTAGATGGTTTAGAGAATTCTGTTATTTCATTTTTAATATATAGTCCGTGGTTATTTGCTAATGTATTTCTAAAACATGTTAAGTTGTCAACATTTACTAAACTATTTTGATTACTTAAAGTTAATGTTAATGTGGGTTCTGCTGTGTTCTTTTGTTTAATAATACTATTTTTAAGATCTATTAAACCATTACAAACATTTAATTCAACAGATCCAGTAATATCACAATCTGTCATTGTAACATTAACAGGGTCTGTATATTTTGCAGTACCTTTCGATATTATTAATCCTTTGCTATTTGATGTTGGTACATCATTATAGATTTTAATGTTACTTAAAGTTAATGTATTACTTGTTTTATTAATGGGACTATATGTTATTCCTGTAGCTAAGGGAGATATTATAATTTGATTTTTAATTGTAGAATCTTTGATATCTGTATTAAGAAGATTTAATGCTGGATATTCTATTGGTAATATATATGTATTATTATCAAAATTTAATAATGATCCATTTTTTATAGTGCTTATTTGTAATGGAGAATTTAATAATAAATTATTATTGAATTCAATTGAACTTGAATTGCTGGATGAAGGTTCATTTAATTCAATTTTATTATTATGAAATATATTATTTATGGATGTTAAATTATTTGATTCATTTGTATTATTCTTAAATAATGATGGTATTTTAGGAGAGTTTCCAATTATTTTTGAATTTAATAATGATATATTTGATTTTGATGAAGAGTTGAGAATGAAAACTGAACTTTTATCAAATTGATAAATATTTAAATTATTTGGGTTATCAAAAGATACACTACCGATTTCACCAATAATTTCATGTACCCCGCTTTGTTGTCGTATATTTGAGATATATCCCAGTCCACCAATTCCAAACGATATACCCCCAGTAAGTGAATAAGTACCCCAATAACTAGGTCTTCTCAAACCTATATCGTGACTTAATACTCTTTGATTATTTACATGTAATTCTAATATTCTTCCATTAGATATATATTTTATTAAATTCCAAGTTTTTGGTTTTAAAAAAACATTAGTAGTAATTGAATCCCATCCAGCCGAACCTCCCACATAATGATCATCCCAATGATAAAATGCTAATCCAACTCTACCAGCAGTATTAATACCTATTCTAATATTATTGTCTGATGATCTTATTCCATAGAAATCATGTGGATTATCACCACCAACAGGACCATTATATGTTATATTAAATGATATTGTCCAATATACTAATCCAGCATAACGTGTACCAGATATACCATATGGAAAAAATCTATTTGTATTTCTTGTTAAACCCATATAAGTCGCAGCAGTCCAATCAGCGTCTGATGGAATATAACCGAAATTTTCTAATGTTGTATTTTTTAAATTTATATTAGAAGTTCCATTTATATTGAAATGTTTTACATATTGTTTTTCTAAAAATGGACTATAATTTTTTATATTATCTGTTTTTATTATTACTCCAGATGATACATTTATTATATCGTTTGGAAAAATTATTTTTTTTGATGAAAGATATGGAGATATATTTGATACTGTTTGTATTGTATCATTATTTATTGATTTTATTTTTGCTATATTTTGAAAAATGCTAGAATCTTTTTGTGGTAATATTAATAGTGAATCATTTAATGACCAATTTAAAATATCATTAGAATTTGATATTTTAAAAGCAGCTGAAGCCGTGGGAACATTAGAGTTTGAAAAATTAGCATAATTATTTATTTGCTGTCCATCGGTTAGAATATTACCGCCATTTATATCTATGGCACAATAATCTTCTAATATTAAATTTCCTCTAGATGTTAATTGAGATTTTAGTGATAAAGTTGCATTATCAATTATACTAAAATTCCCAGTTCGTTTAACAGTTATTGTATATGGTGATGTTTCAGCTAAAAGAGATGAATTTCTTTCTATAATATAATTCAAAAATGATATATTTGCGTTTGAACTTATATTTATAGTTGTTGGATTTATATTTCCATCTACAGTAATATGTGGAATTACTAGCAAATCATCTGCTATTGTAGATTGAGTTGTTAACAAATTATTACTTGGATTACCAATTAATCCATAATATTTTGCATCTATTGATGTTCCAGTAGTAGATACTCTATAGTATAAACAATAATTTGTATTTACTGATATAGTAGATGGAAACTTAAAATAGAAACTTCTACCAATGGAAGTATCTATTACTGTTCTATCTACTTTATCTGAATATATTGCATCTGTTAATGTTGATAATGGATATTGATAAGTTTGTATTCCACTACCAACAGAACTTACACCTAATACGATTGTACCAGTTTTACCAATATTATTGGTAGCATTTAAGATACCTAGATATGCTCCTTCAAATGTTATACTAGCAGTATTTGTAACTGTTGGTGTGGTATATGTAGTTGCTGGAGTGGTAACTCCAGTTCTTATTCCTTCATTGATGCATTTAACAATAGCATCATTAATTAAATTTCCAGATTCCTTATATGCAATATATTTTGCCATAGTGTTATTTAGTTTAGATTATTTCTTGTGCCCAATCATCAATCCAGATAGATCCAACATTTACTCCAATACAATCTACATAGAATTCAAGCATACCATTTTTCTTAACAGAACCAACATTTGTTGCTTCTAATTTAATCCATGTATCATTTGAACCTGTAGCAGTTGCTAAAACAGTATCTTCATAAACGCCCATACTCTTATTTTCAACAACAATTAATCTTGGTGCTTGTCCACTCCAATCTGATGATTTTTTAACCCAAACAGATATTTTAGATAAAGTATCAGGATCATAATTACCAATTTGATTATATGCTCTTAATGCTACTAAACGTGTACTACTTCTTAATCTTGTTTTATTTGAATTTGGTGTTAATTTCTCAGAGAATCCAACAGAAATATTTTTAAATACTGTATCATCAGTAATAATGGTTCCAGAGTTTAGATATTTTCCATGTTTCTTAGGATTACCACCAATATAAGAATTTACAATACCCTTTTCTCTAAATACATCAGTTTGGTGTTCTGACGTATTAAATGGTTTTGATACAACATCTGAATCTCCACCACCAAATGGATTTGAATCTGATTTGTAAACAGTTAATATTTTTGATAAGGTTAAGTTATTATTACTCAAATCTAATATTGTATCACCATTAATAATTGGTGATGTATCTCCATTTAATAATAGTTTAGCATTAATTGCATCTACATCAGATAAAATGGTTGGACCTAAATCAATCTTTTTGGGAGTAAAGTTACCAACATATAATGGTAATCCTTTAATTATTCTTAGATTGGATATTAACCCACAGAATTCTTCTGCGGGTGTAGCTAATCTATTAGCACCTATAATTAGTGAATTGCTATTATAGTTTGTATTTTGTGCATCAATATCACCATTTCTTTGTTCTCCATTTAAGAATACTCTTATTACTGCTCCAGTATTTGATATTGCTACATGATTCCATGCATTTTCTACGTAATCACCAAAACTTGATAATGTTTTATTAGTTATTGGAGGCATACCAGCTATCATCAATTTAGAACCACTTAAGCCAATCTTTAAACCTTCGTCTGAAGTATTTCTATAATCTACCATACAACTCAAACCAGCAGGGAAAACTGATTTGAATTTATAGAACCAAAACTCTATAGTATATTCTACAGCACCAAAAATTAATGAATCATTTACTGGAATTGTTATCTTAGAAT